TTTTAAACTCCAGATGTGGTATACTGGGTATTAAATTCTCAACCAATATTCCAATATCATAAATGATCTTTTCAATAAAATTTGCCTGATAGATAGACGTGTATGTAATTCTTTCCGGTGTCTGAGGCGTGCTGGGTGGCGTGTAAAAAGCTGATCGGATTGCAATAAGGTTCTTCCTGATCCGCTCCATCTCGCTCTCTGTGCGGCGATCCTCTGGCTGCCAGATAGTCCCCTCAATAATCGTATTACGATATCCATAGCAATTGAGCACATACGACACCCACTTAATAGCATCCTCAACGCGGTTAAGATCCTGATAATCTATATATGCCTTGTCTGTCATAGCATCTATGTCAGCCTGTACGCGGTCAAATATTAAGCTGTCCACAATTTCACTCATGGATCGTCACCTCCGCTCTAATTGCCTGTGCAATCCCACTATAATTGATTCTCTCTATCGTCCCTACCTTTACGCCGTCGTAATCTGTATCTATTCCTACAACCTGGCCGATCACCTTATCCTCCAAGATAACCTCACAAGTTACATTTTCAGCTCGCTGATAATACTCATAGACTCGATCAAGAGCCTGCTGTGCATTATCCTTGTTGATCAGCGTGGCTTCCTTTACCTCCTTGATATTTTTATTAAAAAAGATATTTGGATTCTCACGAGAAATCATAAAAGTATAATGATGATACTTTTTCCCGGTGAGCACTACAGCTCCGCCAGTCCCATTGATGATGGCGTAATTATCACCAGACTGCGAAATCGCGCCTCCAGAAATAGTCAAAGAGTGATGGGCCTCCGAAAAAGTGACCTGCACAGTGCCGGACAACTCATCATTGTATAACTCTTCTGACTCATCCGATCGCTGGTAGCTATGGACGGTTAATCGGATCCCGGTAACCACGTCGCTATGGTCCAGCGTCAAGCCCTCAAATACTTTGTCAAAGTCGCCAGTCTTATCCGTCTGCTTAGGATAGATGACCACTCCGTCATAGTTGCTCGTATCAACTACGGCGCCGATCGCAAAGGCTATTTGCATCAGAGCTGCCCGCTTTGTGGTGTAAGGTATATATCCGGTTAAGGTGATACCATCAAAAACATCATCGAGAAGGTAATTAAAATCTTCCCCGTCGAATATCTGAGCAATTATGTCTGTAACCTTCTGTCCAGTATATATTCCGCCTGGAAAATCGTTGCCGTCCAGCAGACCAATAGCGTCGTGGGTATCCATGTAGTAATCCGTTCTGCTCTTGCGTGCACCATTTTTAAGATAAAAATTACCAATCAGGCCACCATTGAAATAAAGTGACAGTTTCTGCTTTTTTTGTAAATCAAACGGTACAGACGACTTTGTCCGCACTGTAAAATCCATGGTATTAATGCTTATGCTCTCAGAGATTGCGTTGATCTCCTGCAGACAGTTGATCTCCTTAATCTCATCGCCTAGAAAATCTCTGTAGATTCCGTAGTCGATCCGTGTCAGGAAAACTGGACGGCATGGTTTTGACGTCTCCAAGAAGGTAATAATAATGCGATCATAAAGCTGCACATAATTGCTGCAAAAATATTTTGTTTCGTTCGGTTCGAAATTCAAATCCGAAAGAAGCTGCTCACCAGAGTACCATTTAACATTTATCCGGCTTGCATAGTCACTTGACATATCATTAAAAGTAAGCAAGAAACCAACACTCGTAAATTTACGGTTAAATGTGATCTCAAGTGTCGGCGCTTTGATCTCCTTTTCCAGGCCCGGTGAAGGGTATAAAAATATAGATGGATACTCACCTGGCAATGTCGGTTCCTGAGTCATTGTATATTCAAACCGCCCATTGGGATCTGATATCTCATCACTGATAAAACCATACCCCTGCGCGTCATCCGGAAAGTTTATATAGTCGCCATTGAGTAGCGCAAACCGGGGAAGACATAACGCATATCCCGGATATTTCAAGTCATCGCGTTTAAGATCCGGAAAAGTATTTCTGATAACCGTAGGCGCAGGATACGCATCCAGCCCCGGAAACGTATCTGCTCCGGGGCATAGTCCCGCATCAATTACCTGCGGATTGCTATTTTCTTTTGCATATGGCGCCACATCGTCGTAGACGATTTTAATGCCACTCTGGTCCACCGCATCAGACCGGATTGACTGCTTCAAAAACATATCACGGCCTCCTTTGCGGTGACATGGCTACAAAATACACGGATAAGCCATGCCACAGATTCTTTCCGCCCCTGCGTTGCAAGCTGTCCTTACCTTTGGTCACGTAGGCCTCAAACTCAAGCGTTTTCTGAGCGTATGGGACTACCAAACGGTGCTTTGTTTCCGGAGCCGATATCATTTGGTAAAATGTATCATAGTCTTCTCGATACTGCGTGATCGGCTCAATCTCCATGGTATAGTTGTAAAAAGTCCCGGCTATCTCCCTGTACATTTCATAATTTTTTAAACGTCCAGAATTTTCGGTGTCCGTAACAGAAAACTCACGATCCAGCTTTGTGACCTTCAACCGGAGATCTACGCCGTCTATTGAAAAAACAGTTTCTGACATATTATCTATCCCTCCGTTATCATTCTTACGCCGACACGCTGCCGTTCCTGGTTATTCGCCTCATAGACTGCCCGTGCAAACCGCTGGCCATTGATAATTAAATCAATCTGCATAGGCCGCTTATTGCCTCCCTCTCCCATATACTTTGCCATGACATTATCAAGCGCTTGCTCTATGGTTGACAGAGGAGATACCACCTCTGTTTCCCTGTTGTTATCTCCCAGTACCGCGGCAAACTCACCGGCTCGTGGTGGAACCACCGTACCAGTTGCAAGGCGCGGCATACGGTAATTGCTCATATCTCCAACACCATACGGCACATAAGATCCTGACGAATATGCTCCTGCTCTGCTCTTTGCAGATGATGCAATACCTGCGATGGAAATTCCGGCAATGGCTGCTATCGCTGCCCCTATACCGATCATTACTGGATTGTTCATCAAAGCACCTACTGCCGCTACCAATACCCCAACAGCTGCAGCAACAGCCAATATTTTTGTTGCAAGTTTTTCGTCAGGTGTCATATCCTCCCATGCACTGGCAACATAGAGAGCGAGGCTGATTACTAATCCTAAAAGTACAGTAAGAGGGTTTAAGTTACCTATAAGGTTTCCGAGTACTCCAATCAACGTAGGAAGTACGCTCAACATGCTTCCAACTCCTGAAACAAAACGTTCGAATGCAAATGCTGCAAAAAATCCAAGTACAACAATTGTTACATCTTCTATCAACTGTTTGTGTTCTGATATCCAGTCAGAAAACTTTGTAAGCCATTCGGTAATTTTTTTCAGCGCATCTATAATTATTTTCCCCGTCCATTCTCCAAATGGCTGCAAGAAGTCCTCCCATAGCCATATAGCTAATGGTTTCAGCGCGTCTAATATACTATCCAATACCTTTAAAGCAGCTGATATCAAATCAAATGCTGCTGGTATTCCGTTTTCTATCCCCCACTTTGCAAACGGCAGAAGAATATCTTTTAACAGCCAAAGCAATATAGCGCCGATCTTACTGACTATAGGTGTTGCACTGACCAGTATTCCGTCAAATGATTTGAGTAACGGAGAAAAGTCCAGCGTTGCTGACCATCTTCGTATTTCTCCAGACGCATCACGGAAAAATCCGGTCACCTCAAGTACCAGATCCCCCAAATGGCGCATAATTAATACACCTGTATCGCCACTTATCCAGGCTTTATCCAATTGATCGCATAGATTGGCTGCGGTAAATGCGAGATTTGCAAAGGTAATCAGTAAGTCATCGGTAATCTTTTTTCCATATCCCTCATTCTTCCATACCTGTAAAAATGATGCTCCGACGTCCATGGCGAGGTTTTTCATGCTACTGAGGGCCGCATGGACAGCTTCATTTACTTCTGGTCCATTCTCCAACCATGATTGTTTCATAGGATCAAAAAGATCAGAAAAGATACCTTTTACTACATCTGCAAAATCTTTAATATCAGTTTCGATCTCAACCGTTTCAAACATCTGATCTGGAGTGGGGCCAATGTATTCTTTTTTCTGCGCTTTTATCAGATCGTCAAAAGAAAATACCAGGTCTTTGGTAAGCTTCTTTTTCTTTTTCAATTCCGAGTTGCTTTCCTCCAACGCCGCGCCATAGTCTTCTTCAACGTCCACGGCCTTCACAAATGTAGATTTACCTGATAGCGCTGCCAGAAGCTGCCCCGACCACGTAACAGCTTCCGACAAGAGATCAATCAATTCTCTTAATGCTGGGGCCATTACCTCAAGTGCAGGAGCGGCGGCAGTCGCAAAGCTATTTTTTAGTCGGGTGTTAGCTGACAACAGAGATGAAATACTTTTATTAGTCTCGTCCGAATACTGTGCGAGGTTTTCGAACCCTTCCTTAGCCGCCTTTATTGCTGCTTTCATCGCCATACGGATCAGCATAAGCTTAAACATGCTGGACAACTTTAAAATGCTTTTGGTAAGTGGGATGGTTGTCTTATTCGTAGATGCCAACGTCTTATTCATCTTTTTGCCTGACGTGTCTACCTTTTTCTGCGCTTCCCCAGTACCGGCCAGTTCTTTTTTATAGGCATTTAAAGCTGTTGTTGCCTGCTGTAAATCGCCGTAGGTCTTATCATAATCCGGATCCCCAAAGTATGCTCCGGATCTTTCGAGTGAGTCCAGATGCTCCTTCAGCACGTCGATTCTGTCCACAAGTGCTATTATTCTTTGATTACCGGAATCGAAGGCATTTGCGATTGCATCTCCAGTTGACGACGCAATGGTCGGAATATCAGATATTGTCTGCTTCAGAATCTCAAGCGTATTCTGTAGCGTGGTAGGCCCCTGCTTCGCCTCCTCAAAAGCCGTATTTTCTGCGGCGGCGGCCTCCCTGGCCGCTTCCTCAATTGCTTTGTTCCTGGCAATTATTTCATCTACGTCGTTTCCATATATGTCATAGCGTTTTCCGTCATCCGGTATGGAAGACTGCGGAGCATTATTATTTGTGATCGGCCCAGTAAAGGTGTCAGCCTTTTCTTTGTTCAGGCGCTCTACTTCTTCCCGTGCCTTTTTCGCTGACTCCGCAACCGTATCAATATCTTTTGCGGCGGACGTCGCGGCACTGCCCGCTCCCACAAAACCGCTGTCTATCTTTTTCGACAAGTCTTCTATTAACCGGGAAAGCCTTTCAACCGCTTTTGTCAACGTGCTCATTCCGGCGTCAAATCCTTCTGTATTAACCTTTGTGTCAAATTTTAAGCTTCCATCAGCCGCCATGCTCTCACCTCAATTCCGGGCATAAAATAAGACGCCATACGGCGCCTATCCCAATAGCTTATTCCAATAATCAATTTCTTCCTGTTCTTCTGCGGTATACTTCGTCTTAATGTCGCACATGGCCTTATTCGCCTGATAAAATTCCTGCTCCCACTTCTCCAGCTTCTTTCCCCTTGCCCGTTTTTGCCGGATACCGAGAACCATGGAAAAGGTTCCGTCTTCGATTTCCATAAAGTATCCCATAAAGCTCCACCAGTGCATATACTCTGCCACACGGACTTCACGGCCGGCCACCTTATTGATTGCAGGAAATAAAATCGGTTCGTCCTGCTCCCAATCCATTACCTTACGAGGTGGCTTCTTGTCGTCCGCTTCTTGACCGCAGTCGAGGAACCATAATGCCTGGTGAACTGCCTCTGTATATGCACTTCCCGGTATCTCTTCCGGGTCCATAAACAATATTTCAAGCATTACCTCGTATTTCTCTTCCGGAAGGAGATCCGGGTCGTTAAATGCCTGCATAATTACCAGTACGTCGCGGAAATCGGTTCGAATCTCCATTTTCTTCCCAGCCACCTCCAGGGTTGTCGGCAGCCGGCCGATCATTTGCTGTACTCCCTGGTATATTTCTCGATGCGGTGCTGACTTCCAACGTTGAATTCGTCGACACCTTCCCGAATGATAGACATCGCCGCTTTCAAAAATGCTTCAAATAAAAATTCTTTCTTTTCTCCTACAATACACAGCGGGGACTGCCCTGCAAATACAGTATCGTATACATCGGAATTGAAAATATAGTTGATCTCCTCACGAATCAGATCATCAAACTCTTTCAGAAGCCTTCTGACCTGCTCCGTTGGGTTTTCAACTGGTGCACCATCAGGCATCAACTTAACAGATTCTATCTGACTTTGCTTTTCCGTGATTCTCTTCTGTGCCGCATCGGCACGAACAAGAATATTCGGGTCAGCCGGGTTGAAACGAATTACCCGGCTCTCATCTCCATTGATTGAAAAAGACTTAAGGTTATCAGAAAAATTAATGCTATGCATATGTTACCTCCCTATGCTCCGGCCCCTGACTCTGCCGTAAAGGTTTTGGTTGACAAATCAAATGTCCCCTTCACCCTGTTTCCTGTATGGTGTACATTGTACGGGATCTGATAGCCAGTCGTATCACCGCCATAACTTACTACCTCGATGATCGCGTCCTCTTTGTAAGCTGCATATTTACCGGCTGTTGCCGTTTCCCAAAGATGTACTTCTACGATGCTTGTTTTCAGATCATCAAGAGTCTGGCGCTCATCTGCAATTGCCTGCAAGCGTTCAAACATTGGATCCCCGATCTCAGCATAATTAGGTTCCACACTTGCCTGCGGCTGGTAGCTATCTAACGTTACGGTTGTCTCTCCTAAGATATCAGTTGTACTTTCTACATTCGCATTCAGCTCCACACTATACTCTTCTATGCCTTTTCCCAAACGTACATATACAGGCTTGGCCGTCTCAGGCAGCGCCGAATCAATATAATGAGCCATTAATTTTCTTTTGATTCTTCCTACTTCTGGCATTTAAAATCCCTCACTTTCTATTTTATATTGGGCGTAGATCTGTATCTGATACAATACGCCATCGTTAATATCTTCCGTCATAGGCTGCATAGCCATGGCATTAGCCGTTGTGGCTTTTAAAAATCTGCCTATGATTGCTTGATTATCGACCTCAACGCTGATCCCATCCTCTTCCGGCAGTCGCTCCAGCCAGTAGGCCAGCTCAAGCAAAAAGTTACTGTTCGCCAGCCGATTATAATCGGTAAATGACTGAGCTACCGCGTACATGACAAAATTATGCTGCCGGATCTGGTTCCCCAGCACGTCCTCCCGGATCAAACTATCTCCGGTACTGGACAAGCCGTAATTCGTAGGATCCGGATCTGTAAAATCAATGTGGATATCCGCACCGGCCATAAATTTCGATATCTTCGGGTACTCCGTCAACTTCTGGCGCATAAAGTCTATGATTGTCATATCTTCCCCCCTCTGTCCACTACAGCCTGAGCCGCCTCTAAAATGTCTCCTTTGTGGTCTACCTTCATACGGTCAAACCATTTCTTGCCGCGCATTGGCGCACCCGTATATTTCAACTCCCGATCTGTGGGTACTTTGATTTCATCTTTTTTCGCCCAGGAGCTTCCCGTCGTTGGTGACACGTACAGGATTCCTTCATGGAGGTAATGCGCGTACGGGCCAGGCGTATTAATCTCTCCGGATCCGATCACCGTAGACATAACCATCATGTGTTCTAATTCACCGGCCTGGCGTCGCGGCATGTAAGGCTCCATATACCTCATGGTTTCACTGTCAACCATTTTCTGGACCGGGCCGCCAGGCTGTAACCCATGCTTTGACAGGAGGGCATCACGCGGCAGTATATCAAGTTCTACATTCACCAGATCACCTCCTTACTTGCGGTATTCTCCTCTTCGCCTTTTACTATAATTACCGGTTGCCGCTGGACTACTGATTTACGACGAAGAGTCTCTTACCGGTCATGTGGAATTAACACAAGATGGGATCTCTTATAAATTCTAATTATTTCTCAAGGGATGCCGTTCCAGCGGCGGCCTCTTGATATTTCTCATCTTTTGCATTAAAATGCAAATCCGTAATACCTGGACCGATCGTTTTTCCGCCTAATTCTGCAAATACATATCTACCAGTTGATATCAGTCGAAACTTAATTGGATTCTTCTCCATCCCTCTCACCTCTCTACTTACATGACAGCTCATAGTGCTGCATTGACTCGCTGCCGAATAACTTTTCATCCGCTGCCATGATCGTTACACAACCATAACACTGCTTCAGTTTCTGTAATGATTCAGACATGCGTTTCTGGTCAGCACAATCTATCTCCATATTACATTGGCCTTTTACAGCCAGGTCTTTCCCGGCCGTGAACCGGATCGGCTCGAACAGACTTTCAAGTGGTATTACCAGCAGCACAGAGTCAGAGTCCCGCTGGCCGGTCTTCAGGACATTGGATTGCTTCACATCGTCCAAAAATACGTCTTCCACAAATATCCGCCTGTATGACTCCTGCTTTCCACATTTCGAATACAGGTACAGCGTCACATCTGCGTTAGTATACATTAATTCACCCCCCGGTAACATAGGCCGGTATCAGCCAGCCATTTCATGACAATGTCCTTCTGCTCCTTAGACGCCGCCGTTGCAAATTCCTGCGCAGTTCCAAAACTCACGGAATAGGTTCCAACCTTTTCCGATGTCTTCCCGGCAGCCTCCCGCTGTAGCTTCTCCCTGCGGTACTCTGCTTCGGCTAACTCACAGCAGCACAACCGGGCAGCCTCCGGCACTTCCGGAAGGTTTTTCAGCCGCCCAAAGGTGTACCGATCTATCATCTGGCTGGCCTGCCGTGCATAAAAATCATAGCCGGCGCTGATGACCGGCTTCTTTACCAACAGGTATTTTTGTTCATAAAAATTTGCATCTGCATAAATCACCAGCGTCCGACCTCCTTATCCATTAAGCTCCTGTTTTTGGAGCATATACTGCAAACGGGCAGCGCTTGGTTTTATCTGATTCCAGACTATTAATGGGATTCGGAATTTCCCAGCCCAAGCGCATAACCGCACGCATTGCCACCATGTCGTTCTGCATCAGGTTGTATACAATCTCGCCCGTGGAAGGATCCTGCACCACACCCTGATCAAACAGCTTGAATGTAATATCCTGACGCATGGAGTATACCAGCTGATCGAAATCACCGGAAATCATTTTTGCCTTTGTGGCGTCCCAAAAACCATTCCGCGGGAACTTCATCGTATTCCCATCCAAACTGTACTGCGTAGAAGACTGCAAATCCGTCTTGAACAGTGGGCGGTTGTTGTTGTCCACCAGTTCCCGCAGTTCTGCACGCAGACTGATATCTGCCACATGTCCAGTAGGCATATATCCGGATTTCTCGATTTTAGCAATCACGCCCCCAGTTCCCATAATATCCTTGTACAGATCACTGGTGGCCGCCACCGCAGCTCCAGCCGCTGTTGCCGTATCGTAAATACTGCTGCGCCAGTTGTCCGGTTTATCAACCCCGAAAAAGATGGCAGCATCAATGACCTTGCCAAATGCTTCCACCAAACGCGGCCTGACTTCTCCCCAGATGTCATAATCGGCATCGTCCAGAACCGCCTCCGGAATCGGTACGATAACGGCGATTTCCTCCGCAAAGATTTTCTTTTTGTCCCAAGCCATCTTCGTGGTTTTTTTGGTTCCGGTATCACCATTTACAAAATATGCCACCGGCAGCATATCAAGCACCGGCATAACCGTCCGGTTAGAGGACATATTAGGCAGCTTACGTCCCATGGCCAGTACAGTGGACTGCTCCGTCACGCCCTGAATAATCTCCCGGCTGGTCTGCTCCGGGATCAGCGCCTCTGCGCCGGTCCGGTCAATACTGTTCGCATTTCCCGCAAACAGCTGAAGATTCATCACATTAATTGGGATCTCTTTCCCTCTCAAAATTTTATACATCTGTTTCCTCACTTTCTTCCGAATGCTCCTCGGATCATATTGTTAATTGCTTCATTTCCGGTATCGGATCCCTTATTTCCTTCGGCGGCAGCTGCGCCGGAAGACATCCGATACGTTCCACCATCTTTATATCGCGGATTCTCCTTCAGCCACTCCTCGGCTGCTGTTTTAAAATCCTTCTTATCTGACACCAACGCGCCGACTTTAAACATTACATAATCCAAATCTTCAGCCCTAACCTTCATAGCAGTTAGAGCTTTCTCATTCTCGTACTGCTGCAGCTTCTTATTCGCCTCGTCCCGTTCTTTCTCTAAAGCAGATACGTCAGGTTTGTGCTTCTCCTTATTGGCCCTGTAATCGGCAAGAGCTGTCCGGACCTCATCTTCGGTCATTCCCTGCTGTTGAAAATAAGATTTTAATGCTGCCTGCTCTGCTCTCTGTGCCCGGGCGTTCGCAATCTCTTCCGCCTGTTCAAAGCTGTAGGTTGCCGTAGTTGCGCCGGCGCTTCTCTGGCCGCCGTTGCCAGTACCGGCTGTGCCGCCCTGGGATCCGACGTCTCCAGTGCCCTCGTCAAACAACCGTAAATTCATATACTTCTTCCTCATCTTCTTTACCTCCGTTTTAAGTGCGTGAACTATTTCACCGTTGCTTTTTGTGCCTTCACGTTTCGGGCAAAAGAAAAAGCCCCATAAGGGACTCTCAAACAAATGTTATGCAGTTATATTCCTGATTTATGGCGGCAATACCAAGGAACCAGGAGTCCACCAGGATCCGCCCCTGATCAGACAGTCTATGCCATTCAATTACCGTTTTTCCGTTCCCGGTATCTGCCCGGATCTGATCCACTGTCAGATGCTCCAGAGAATTTATCAGGTTGCACGTAAGAGCAGATACGGCGGAACAGACAATATCCTGCCCACACTTCCCCTGTCCTGCATGGCCATGCATCCGGATCCCCTTTTCCGATACCTTAATTTCGATCAACTAACCACCTCCCAGTTGTGATATCGCAACAAAAAGCATCTGAATAGTCAGGTGCTTTTACCTATCACTATTCTGTTTCCATAGTGGTACATATGTCCCATTCCGAACCAAATCCCAATTCTTGGCCAGATATTCGCGCTCTCTATCATATTCTTCAGGCCCCATATCCTCACGCCAAAACGGAACTTCCTTTAATGTAGCAGATGCCCATTCTTTACTTTCTTCCATCAATCTCAACCAGTCCCTTTCCTTTTGTATAATCTCGTAACAAATTATCAACTATCAGCATCTCGCGCCGCAAGCTTCTCTCCGATGCTGGTATTATACCATCTCTAATCTGCTGATTCAATGCCTGGATATCCGCATCATACAAATCATCAAACCACCCCGATTCCAGAACCAGCCCCGATCGCTCTGCAACATACTTAACTCCATCGTTTCGGGTTGCAATCATCATAGGGATTTCTTTTGTGGTTAAAAGTGTCCGAAGGTCCGCTTCCGAAAACGAACTGTCGGTATTATGGTTATGGACGAATGCATATCGGTCATCTGGGTGACTATCTAAATGCTTCCAGAATTTATATCCAACCTCATTTTCTTCCATATTTGTCTCATAATACTCAACTTCTCCAGTCTTTAAATTAACCAAATGCATATGCTCATAACCATCATTACTACCTTTTTGAGCTACGTCCTTTATTGCCTCAGATAGGCCCTTGTTCACAGGATCAGAATACCCATCAATCTTGACAGAATAGTCGCTATCGGAATCATAAAATACTTTCGCATTTGTATTTCTTATTGCTTCCTTAGCGGCAGGAATCTCTCTCGGAATCCTTAAACGTTCTCTCTGTTGCGGAAGATCAAACTGTTTCGAAAAATCCACATAATGCTTATTCGTCAGCCGCAGCCGGCTCTTGGCTGCCGTGATGTCCTTCTTATCGGCCCCGGCCTTCTCCAGGAGCTCCACATCCTGCTTCTGTTTCCGAATGGTCCGTTCTAACTTGCGCTGGTGCTGCAGTGCTCCATATGTATCATATTCCCGGCCTCGGTAAACTCTTTTTTCATTTTCTTTCCGGTTCTGCTCCGCAAGCCATTCGTCAGAGTATTTACGTTTGCTAATCCCTGGAAGAAACGGAAATTTGATGTGATAACAATTAATACCGGCGAATCCCAACATTTCGCCCTCACCACAGATAGTTCGCATCTCAGCTGTACTATACACCTTCCCTTGCCAGCTCTGATGGTTTAGATATCCTGTCCCTGTGTTACGGGCTCCCATATGCCAGTCAACCTCCCAGTGGTCTGTTCCCAACTCCTCCGCGTTCTTATCACTGACCTGTTTTGTCATCTGAGCAACTCCGGTCATCACCGCCCGTCTGGCCGCCACCTCGATCCGGTCAGATTTTCCAGATGCGTAATCAACAGTCCGGACCCCGCTGGCCGTCATCTCATCGATCACGTCGCCAATGGCCTGACTGTACGTTTTAGCCCCGGTTGTGATCCCCAGCATGGCCTTGTCTAAGCTGCGCTCCAGGTACTCAGAGAGCGGGGTAAAAACTTTCTTACCGCCGCCCACAGGCACGTTAAAGCCTGTTGTCTGGGTTATGTTCTCCATCGGCCGAAGCGTGTCCTTTGTCTGCCTTCTGGCCGCATCTACGACTTGCTGAAGCCACTTGTTATCCTCGTATGGAATATATTCCTTGCCAGCTGTTTCGTATATCTCCCGGTTACGGATATAGTCCGATCTGACTGCCTGCTCGTAGATCTCATCAACCTGCAGGTCTGATTCCCGGATCGCCTCTCCAATCAATCGCTTGATCCGTGCCTTGCTTTCTCCGATTGCAGAGAGCCGCACCAGCAACCAGTCAATGACCGGTGTGATCTGCGCAGTAGCTTTAATGCGTTCCACGATCTCGGCCATAATAGACAGCTCCAGCGCTGTCATGGTGCGCTCCAACGGTTTCGGCAGCTTCTCCAACTCTTCTGGTGTCATTCAATCACCGCCTTACTCCTCGACCATGGCCGGCTCTGGTAGTTTTTTCTCCGCTTCTTCTACGGTCTCGTTATACCATTTGGCCCTGTATTCCTCCAACCGCATAACCCCCATAGCCACGTCCTGACGGTCCTCCTGGCGTTCTGCTCCCTTGTCCTCAATAATAGAATCATCGAAATCTATTGTTACTTCAAAGGATTCATTCAGGCCATTCCCCAGAACATTTCCCAATCGTACGATAATAGCCACCAGCTCTTTCAGAACATTCTCCAGGATAATCTCATGCTTCACAATCGTCTTATAGAGGTCTGAATTCTCGCTGATCACCTGAGTAGCGGTCTGGATACTTCCCTTCTCAAACCGGTAATGTTCCGTTCCAAAACCGCATTTGACCGATAGAATATTCAGGAAATCGTCGATCGCCCTGCTATGTGCTTCCGCCCGGATCTCCATGTTGACCTCCCGGATCGCCTCGCCTTCTTTCAAGCTATCCTCCGGCAACTGATAGAATGTCACATCATTAGGATCAAATACCGGGCTTCCATCTGTACCCATGTTTAGCATTTCCGGCGCCACAAAGATCCGTTTCTTGCCCAGTACAAATTCATTGACGTAAGAGTCATATGCAATATCAATTCCACGCAGCTGGTCAATGGCATTGGCAAACACCGCTACGCCCATGGGACTGTCCGGATCCATGTTGTTGACGATATTCAAGCGGTCAATCACAAACTGACGTCTGTACGATCCAGTGTAGACTTTCTCTGACATCGCCTCAAACGGTGTCAGCTGCTTCCATTCTGCCGGATCCAGTTCCCGGCCTGCTCCATTGGTACACTCCGCCACATAATTATATATCACATACTCCTGACCCAGCCCTTCCCGGACATGCAGCTGAATATGTGCATATTTTTTTCCTTGCACGGTATGAACTGATACGAAGGCACATTCCTCCACGACTCCATTCAGCCATGACAGCGGATAGATATTTGACGCTTCAAAGTAATTGATCCGCACCGTTCCTGCTCCCGTAATGATAACTCCATCTTCAGTCACTTCCACGTCCTCAAGGTAAGGGACATATGCCACAGTACCGGTATATCCCTTGCGTTCCTGGTATGCGCTGGACTGCACCGCCCAGTTATTAAGCATCAACACCTCATTTACATAATCATCTGCCGCCTGATCGCTCAATGTTATCTTCACCTTTTCGTTCATCAGATCATCCGCCAAATCCTCACTGACCATTTTGGCCATACCGGCAGACAAGCGGTCGCACTTTACAGACTTTGCACCATTATTAATCCGATACTGGTGGAATCCCCGTACTTTGCTGCGGTACCAGCTCTCCCAGATCTGGACCATACGGTAATGGTCGGCCGGCACGGTGTCGTATCCCTTTTTATTCAAAAACGTAATGATGTTCAATCCTTATCACCTTCTCCCCTGTCCGCTTTTGGCAGAAAATACTTAATCTTTGTCCACATACCCATCACACAGTACCTGGTCGCATCGCAGGCATGATCGTTTTCTTTTACCGGTTCTTCCTTTCCCCGTTCGATGGCTTTCTTGTCCCATTCATACAACCCCAGCTCCCAGTCCATCTTTGGCTGCATAGGAGATATCTGCAGAATTCCATAGGAAAAACATTTCTGCACTCTCTGGATCCCCACCTTAACATCATTCTCGGCCTTCTTAATCACGACTTCATAATCGCACCCCCGCGCCTTGCGCCGGATCTCCTCTGCCAGTCCTGCGGCGGAAGGATCTATAAAAACATAAAAGCAATTGCACTTGTATTTCTCGCGCAGCTGCTCCGTCAGGTCTATAAAGTCTTGTGCGTATTCAGATGGACTTTTCTGTTTACCGGTTTCGCGTCCTGAATGGTAGTACTCCATCAAACCCTCCAGCTTCCTGCGGTCCAGATTAAGACCGTATGGCTGGTATGTGGTAGCATTCTGCTGACCGTAGTCCACGCCTATACCGATCAGACGGTATTTTGTACCCTCCGGCGGTTTCCCGCGGTTCCTGGGGCCATACATGTAGTAAATTAGGTCATCCACGCCGATGGCTTCGCCCAGCCATGTCCAGCGGTACATTTTAGGATCAGCCTGCTCCATGACCCTGGCAGACTCTATCAGATCCGGACCCAACCATTCAGCCGGCACATCACGGTAATCCGTATGGATGTGGATGCAGTCCGGCCGCTGTTCCATCTTCTTACACCAGACATTGATGGGAGCATTCGGATTTTTCGGTGGATTATACAGATATATCATCTGGAATCCCCCTCTGTTGCCACGAACAAACGTCGCCTCAATATTTGCCAGTTCGTCCTCTCCTTCACCGTCGTCAAAAAATTCCGTCAGCTCGTCCAGGATCACCAGCTTGATCGGCTTGTCCTCATCAATAATCCCCTTGGTATCGTCGATGCCATCTGAACCCGCGAAGTACATTGTTGTTCCGTACTTCTTGTAGGTTATCTCCATGGGGGACTTGGTGATACAGAACCTGTCTTTGGGTACCTTAAGACGGTTAATGCCTCTTAGCATCTCCTTATACACCGTCTTACGCAGCTTATTGTGATGCTTGCGAAGGACCACCACGGAGCCTTCTCTGTCGCTGATCAGTTGGTAATCGGCTTTGATGGCTGCATAGCTGGACTTTGTTCCGGCTCTGCCAGACGTCAATATGATATGCTTGTGTCTTGTGTCATTGAATAACGGCAGATACTTTGGTATCACAATTTCCGATATCCGGATCTGCTTCTTTTGGCGCATCGTTCACCACCTCTACCCCATCCTCTTCTCCGATCTTCGGCTCCAGTGATATCCGATCCGTCTGGGCCCTCATCTGCGCAATCCTTGCTTTCTGCTCCTCTGTCGCCAGATCCCAGTTTTTGTGCAGCAACTCATCGTACTGCTTAATCATGCTTCGGAGCTCCGCCTGAGCCCTGGCCTGGGCCTGCAGGAAGTTTCCCTGTTTATCCCATGCTTGCTGAACCTCCCAGCGCTCCTCTGTGACCGTATCGCCGTTCTTGTGTCCGATCTTTGTTGTAGTGCTGTCCTCCCGATCACGAACATACATGATCTTCTGCGCCCGGATAATGGCAGCATAAGCGATCTGGATCTGATTCCACAGGACGTCCAGCGGATCCTTTGGCATCTCCTGGATAATAGAAACGGTCTCTTCCGGAAGATATTTCGAGAAGAAACCGTATTTTTCAGCGTTCTTATTCTGTTCTGGGGCGCCGCCTTCATTCCCGACAGCATTCTTGTTCCCCGGCTGACCGCCCTTTCTCCTATGCGAACGTTCGCTTTTCTTATCCGAACGTTCGTTATCCCATTTATGTGTGCATTTCCATCGGCGGACAGTCCCTTCCGGCAGATTTAGCTGATTTGCGATTTCAACTAATTTGGATCCCTTTCGGTACATGGCCTCCGCCTGCTCTATTCTCGGATCTGGCGCTCTGGCCATGCGTCCTCACCTCATTTCGTGTTGTTTTGCGTAAAAGAAAAAGAGACAGCTATCTGCCATCCCTCTTCTTCTGATTCTGATGCAATTGCTCCAGGTAACGCTTCGCGCGCTTGGCCTGGGTCTCTTTGTTAATCGTCTGTTTCTCGATCGTCATATGAATCACCTTATTTGCGCCACCCGTTCCGCCAAAGCTTCCTGAAGAACTTTTGAGACATTTAAATTCAACCTATCTGCTTCTGCATTTAACCAGTTCGGCAATGTCACATTTCTTCTTACCATTCGATTATCCATCTTTTTCCTGTATTCTGAGAAATCAACGTCAACCATAGTAAGCATTCCCTGGCTGTAATCAAAATCCTCTGTGTCCTCCTTAGCTTTCATTATCGCAGTAGCGTAATCCGACGCTTCTGGAATTGACTTGTTGTCATCTTCAAAATCAATCCCTTTTAATCCAATAGCATCTCTCGCCATTTCAATGGCATCTGTAATGGTCTTCCCTTCTGTGTAAATATTCATATCCGGAATATACACAAGATAATCCATACCATGTTGCGCTATAAATGTTGGATATGCCTTTTTCACTTTACAAGCCTCCTTTTATGTCAAATCAAACACGAAAGAGATACTGGGGATTTATTTCAATCCCCATTTTTTCAGTATCTTCTTTGCCGTGATTTCGTTTATCTCCGTGTGTCGTGGAACCTGTTCTGTATCACTTCCGCGCTTATAGGTGTCGTGGTTTCCACCGTGTTCTTTGAAACGAAACCCTGCCTCTTCAAGCTTTTTTATTAGGTCTCTTTGTTTCATCGTGCGTCCTCCTTATGATTATATTATACACACTGAATGTGTATTTGTCAATAGGAAATACACATTTTTTACACATTTTTTAAAAGAGTCCTTACATTTCTGCAAGAACTCAGTTAAAGGAGAAACATGAATTATGAAGGATAAATCAGCCACCGACCGGTAAAAGCCGGCGGCCGTCAATTGGGGAAGGTGAAAGCACTTTTCAGTGATTCCAGTTTATACTATAACATTTCTATTCGTGACATGTGTGACTTTCGTGACAAACTTCAATTGTCTCTCATGAATCTTTCAAACTCCTTCTTTATTCCGTTTTCAGATGCCTTTCTCCCTATTCTTTTTGCCACTTCAGCCCATGTATTTTCCTCAAAAAATCTAAACCTAATTATCCGCTGCATTCTTTGTGGGATTGTATTCAGCCAGGATTCCACCTGAACTTTGATTTCCTCGGCCCTGGCCTTACGCTCCTCCAGCAGCCGCTCATATGCCGCCAGTGCTCCCGGCTCCCTTACTGCCGAATAGGTCATACCCTGGATCTTAAAATTTTGTGCTGCATACGGAAAATCATACATAGATCCTTTTACGGAATCCTGAATGATCGTCTTACGCTGCTTTTTCACCCGGCGGATATCTGCCTCTGTCTCTTTAATCAATTCGCAGGCGTCTATGTATTGCTCCAATATTTTCTTGTCCACTGGGGTTACACTTCCTTTCTATCCTCTATAAAAGTTGTGATGTCACAACTTATTGCGAGATCGCAACAGTATTTTCCTCAACAAGCTGGATAGAGTTTCGACGGTCGAAACTACGTCCCGCCTTTTCTCTCCTCTTCCTCGAATCTCTCCTTTAATATCTGGATCAGATCACTCACCATATGATTGCACAGGTCACAGTGATACTTCTCCATAATCTCCCGTCCCTCTGCCGTCATCGTTCCCCACTCCGGTGATTGCCTGGCAAGCGGTATATTCTTCCACTTGTTCCAGAAGTCATTATATATCTGCCAGAATACCTCTTTTACCTGATCATTATCCATCTGCCTGATTCCCTTCGCCCTGCACTATTTCATCGCCTTTTCAACATCAATGAAGATTACCCTGGTTGGGTACCTTCCGTATTCACTTCCATTAAATACTGATTCCAGCTGCTCCATCTCAAAATCACCGAATACCTCTTGAATCCCGCAGACAGTAAATCCATGCGGCTTCAGCTCCTCTTTTATCCGCTCTGTCAGTTCCTTGTCTGACTCCATATATTCCGCAGGTGATACCGTCTGCAGCGGTTTATGATAGAACCTGCCGTCACTGTCGCAATAATCGACCATGATATTCCTCACCGCCATCGGAATCCCAATGGCTCTAAACAATTCAGTCATTAACATATCTCATCCTCCTCATTACCTGTTGAAAGACAGCGGTCCAGCGCCGCCCATCTTTTTCGTTCCTGCTCCCTCTGCTTCTCCTGCCTTAACCGTTCCTTTTCCTGCTCTTGCAGAGCTTTTGTTGCCAATCGTTCCTGACGTATCACCAACTTCTGCGCCAATGCTGCTAAATTTTCATCTTCTGAGTTGGTTAATAATGCTACTGCTTCTTCATCTCTTGTATAGGCTCCATTAATAATCTCGATTTTCATAGTGTAATTCTCCTTCAATTTTTTGATTTTTTCATCGTTACAAGCGGAAAATATGGAGGAGATTTTAAGAATAGGCATTCCGCTCCAAAAAGCCCAGTGTTTATAAGGGGTTGAGACACTTTTTTACCACTCTGGCGGAGATTTTTTTCTTATTGTGGGCAACACTTTTATACAGTACTTTTAAAAATACAGCTAAAGAGTACTACATTCGGCCAACCTAAAAAGTGGTGAAAAAAATCTCCGCTTCTCCGCTTCACTTGTATTTACTGGGTTTTCTGCTCTGCTTTTGCCTTTTAAACCTCCGTTTTCATTCCGTTTACTATCCGCATTTTTACGCTAATCAAACGGTAAATTCCCCTGTCCATATTCTTCCGGCGTAAGGTTTATAAAACCATTATTTTTCTGTATCAGATTCCTGTACACCATCACGCCACGTTTACCATTCATATTTGCCTTATCTGGCGGGCAGCCGTTGGCTTCCATTCGATCCTTGATACTCCTTTTATTCACATGTGTAAACTCATTGAGCAGACACCAATTTACATATGCGGTATCGAAATCCGCCTTTGACACCATATCGGCCCTATCACCAGTGATAATATAGAATTCCGACAGGTAACGATAAACCGTGTCCATCTTCTCCCGGTATTCCTTTACTGCTTCCTCACAGGCTGCCGACTTCGTGACTTTAAAATTATGATCGATCAGCCGGTGAAGTCCCTCCAGAAACCAGTTAAATATGGCATTGCGTTCCTTTAGCATCTTGTCCAGAATTTCCCCGTCCCGTCTCTCCTTTTCGATCGTATTAATACATGGTACGACACAGAGCCTTTCGAATACATGTCCTCCTTTATCGTCCTGAAAACTGGGAAGGTTGTTGCAGGCCACGGCCATACCACCGGGGAAAACATAATAGAACGGCTGACGATTCTTCGGCTCTATTTTAATCGGATCCCCTCCGGTGATCTGCTTAAATATGGAACTGTCTTTAATATCGCTCCCAGTCTGGTCCCCCACGCTGATCAGACGCTTGCCGATAATACTCCCCAGTGAGAACTTCGATTCCTCATTCATGTTCTGGATGGGGATATTGGCAATCTTGTCGGTTCCCAGCAGCTCCCCGATCAGGTTAAGGAGCTGTGTTTTACCGGAGTTACCTAACAGGGAATACAGGATGATACACAGTTTCGTGCGGTAAACCTTCACATTGGACAGGATCAGCCCCATATACTCCTGGATCACAGCCTTTTTCTCCACATCAACATTCCCGCTGCCATCTCCGCAGAGATCATTAATATACCTGGTGAACACCGTCCTGTACTGGTCTTCCGGCTGATACTCGCAGTCCAGCTGGATCGTGCTGCGTATTTTAGGAGTATGCGGTTCCAGCCGCCGCGTTTTTAAATTATACAGACCATTTTTCAGGTTAATATGCCATTCGTCGGTATCCAGATCCCGGAATGTACAAATATTATTTTCCGCGCATAAAAGCAGATTGTATACATTATTAATCATATTATCGCTGGCCATCCCTACCGGAACGTATCGCCGGATCAGTGATTTTACCTTATTGCGGTTACACTTTACATAAACACCATTCTCATACACATAGAAATCGTCCTTGTCCTCCTCCGGCCTTCTGACGATCAGATAAGGAAGCCCGCGGCTGATGCTGTCTGCCAGTATATCGCCATTAATCTTTATCTTTGCCTTATCGCCGGATCCTTCCGTATAAAGCCATGGCGCTCCCCGGTTCTCCGATGCCATAACCAGTTCCATCAGCTCGTCTTTTGAATGTCCTTCTTTCGTAAGGTAATCTGTCACATCTCCTTTTTCCGCTGTTGACGTGAGCGTCCAGCGTATGGAGTGGGCATAATGCTTTAAATCGTGAATGATCTGATCCTTCAGTCTCAGGCCGGGTTCGTCATTGTCCGGCAGGATCACCACCTGCGCCCCTGTAAAATAAGACGCATATTCCCGCTTCCAGTCGTTCACCCCGCCGGCCGTAGTCGCTGTGTATCCCAGTTTTTTAAGAGTATCCGCATCCTTTTCACCTTCCACAATATAAACCCGGTACCCGTCACGAATGGTCCGGATCAGGGCCGGGAGGTTATAGAGAGTAGCCTGATCGCCCTTCTTGCAATATTCGTAAGTATCATTTTTCCGGTTAATCGTAACATATCGAATATGTTTCCCTTCAAATCTTACTTTGGAATACAGATACTTTCCGTCCGGTGTCTGATAGTCATAGACTGCCTCTATGGTTTTCTTCAGTGCAAATTCCAGTCGCTCCTTCCATTTCGGCGCCTGGTATCCTCCTAAGTCCTGAAAGGTCAGCCCCACTTCCTCCAGTATATCTCTCGTTTCGCAGCCGGCATGGCAGTGAAGCAGCAGCTTCCCTTTGTCTTCTGATATCGTCAGGCTGGCCGTACTGTCATTATGTACTGGACATTTACACTGATAAGAGGTGTCGCTCATTTTTCTTGAAACGTCAAAATGTGTCAATAGTTCCTGCAAAGTCATATAGTCTTTCTGTCTCCTTCTTCCATCTGTCTATCTTCGGGGACGGCTGCTCACCGCCCCCTGCAGCATACCAATGGCATATAACGTCGTGACACATTAGTCCTTCGGCATTTACTTTGATGAGTTTCTATGTAAAAGGTCTTTGCCTGTTACACCATGTCTCTAATTTCTTAAATACACATTTCTTGAGGGGTC